TCCTGAACTTCATACCTGATTGGTGCAGAGATATATAACTCTGTTAATGGGTCGCCACCAAACTATGTACCTACCTATCCTGTAAAGTATATTAAAAGTTTTACAAGGTGTTCGAGCTACTGTAAAAACTTCTCTGGATAGATAAGTTCTCCTTGAAGAAGTTGTAGATGAAATGGGATAAGAACTAAACCGATTACCTTCCCTTGTAAATTATGGTGCTGACAAGATTCACGAGGTCAGTTAAATGAGACTTGTTAAATACTCAAGCCATGTAGACAGTCGTTCGGTGTCTATAAAAGATAATGTTCGAGTGCTGGGTATCACTTTAAAGTACCCCTTAATTATCGGAGGGTTACTATGAATCTATATTTTAAATCAACAACACTAGACAAAGAGATAGCTTGGACATGGACAGACATGGACAAAGCATACTGGGATACTTGGATACCTAAGAAGTCTGATATAAAAATTACTACAAGACTTAATAAAGAACAAAAGAAACAAGCTCTTGATGAGCTATGGGAAGACTTGCAATCCTCTATTCAATTTACAAGGGATAGAAACAATGCAAGAAGAAGACAGAAAAGACTTGACAAGAAAGTCTAACTGTGCTATAATGGCAAAACTTAATACAACCAATGGAGGAATTATATGTATGAGTATATAGAAGGAACAGCTATGTGGGCTAATGTCAGCACACCAAACACTAAGTTTGAACCACATAAGTATGGAATAGTGGTGTTGACAGATACGGATACTGCTACTAGATTAGAGGGTATTGGCTTATCACAGGTAAGGACTAGAGATGGTCAACCTAAGTATGATGAACCTGCTTTCTCATTCAGTAGAAAAGTAGAGAAGCATGATGGGACTACCAATCCTGCACCTAAGTTAGTTGATGCTGAAGGCACAGACTTAGATGTTAATGTTGGTAATGGCTCCGGTGTTACTGTAAAGATTAAACCCTATACAGGTAAGTATGGTACGTTTGCAGAGTTAATAGCTGTGAAGGTTACTGATTTAGTAGAATACTCTGAAGCAAGTTCAGACAACGAGGAATTTTAATATGATTATTACTATTAGAAATGATGATGGTACAGTTACTTATGATACTTCTATGATAAAAGATGATGCCAATAAAGGCAACGCCAATACTATCATTAGTAAAATAGGTACATTAAATGTTATGGTTGAAGCACTTAACTATGCTTCTGAAACACACCAAAACAATCTACAAATACTACTTCAAAGTTCTGACGAAGCTGTTCTAGAAACAGTAGTAGAACCTCTTGAAAAGAAAGTAGATGTAGAAGAAGACTTAACAGAAGATTCAACAGACGAATCTTAGTTAGTGGTGAGGGCTAACATGGATAAAACGTGGGATAAACTACATCAACCCTGTCCACTTTGTAATAGCAGTGATGCTGTTGGAATCAACGAAGATGATTCAGCAAAGTGTTTCAGCTGTGGTGAGTTTATGCCCAGTTATACTAACGCATGTGGAGGAAAGGATATGCAAACAGCAACAACAACACAGGCTAAACAACCTGACATTGTAAATGAAGGTAAGTTTTCTGCTCTTACAGACAGAAAGATAAACCAAGCTACTGCCACCAAGTATGGAGTTAAATGTGTACATGACTTACAAGGTAATGTAGTTAAACATTTTTACCCATACTACAATGGACACGAGCTATCAGCTACTAAATGTCGCAACGTAATATCTAAAGACTTCTTTGTCTCTGGAACTTACAACGATACAGGTTTATTTGGTCAACAATTATTTAAGGGTGGCAAGTACGTTACCATAACCGAAGGCGAGTGTGATGCTATGTCAGCTTATGAACTGCTAGGTTCTAAGTGGGCAGTAGTATCTATCAAGCGTGGTGCACAGGGAGCAGTCAAAGATATCAAGGAAAGCTTAGAGTTCTTTGATGAGTTTGAAAATGTTATCGTAGCTTTTGATAATGACAAGGCAGGAAAGGAAGCATCTATTAAAGTTGCTAGACTTTTCAAACCCGGAAAGGCTAAGATACTTACACTACCTCATGGCTTCAAAGACCCTAACGATATGCTTCGTTCAAACAGACACAAGGAGTTTGTCGAATCTTGGTGGGCTTCTAAAGTTTATACACCCTCTGGTGTTATAAATGTTTCCGAACAGAAAGAGAAGTTCCATAATCGTGAGAAGAAAAAGAGTGTCCCTTATCCTTATGAAGGACTAAACAAAAAGTTATATGGACTTAGAGCAGGAGAACTAGTAACACTTACAGGTGGTACTGGTCTTGGTAAGTCTAGTGTAACTAGAGAACTTGAACATCATCTTATTAAAAATACTGAAGACAACGTAGGTATCATAGCACTAGAAGAAGATTGGAGAAGAACCATTGATGGTATCTTATCTATTGAAGCTAACGCTAGACTATACGTTGACCAAGAACGTGAGAAGTTTTCTAGAGAAGAACTTGATAAGATGTTTGATATGCTATACGATGGTGACAACCGAAACAGAGTTTGGGTACATTCCCATTTCGGAACCAACGACATTGATGACATCTTTACTAAGCTTCGCTTTATGATTATAGGATGTGATTGCAAGTGGGTGGTCATTGACCATTTACATATGTTAGTCAGTGCTGTACATGATGGAGATGAGAGACGAGCTATTGATTCTATCATGACTAGACTTAGAAGTTTGGTAGAAGAGACAGGTGCTGGTATCATTTTAGTTTCACACTTACGTAGAGTTGATGGTAACAAAGGACATGAGAATGGTATAGAGGTTTCTCTATCTCATCTTAGAGGTTCAAATAGTATTGGACAACTTAGTGATTGTGTAATAGCATTAGAACGTAACCAACAAGCAGATGACCCAGAGGAAGCGAGGACTACAAGACTACGTGTTCTTAAATCAAGATACACAGGTGATGTAGGACTGGCAGCAAGGGTTGTTTATGATGGCGAAACTGGTAGACTATCAGAGATTAGTGATAGTGATATAGAATTTGATGATGGACTAGAGGAGGCATTTTAATGCAATTAGTATTTGATATAGAAACAGATGACTTGAAAGCAACTAAGATACATTGTATCGTTGCACAAGATGTAGACACTAAAGAGATATTTAAGTTTACACCTGATAGGTTGCAAGAAGGATATGACTTCTTAACAACAGCAGATACTTTGATAGGTCATAATATTATAGGCTTTGATATACCAATGGTACATAAGTTTAGTAATGTAAACCTATCTAGTATTCCTGTTATAGATACCCTTGTATTGTCTAGACTATTCAATCCTTCTAGAGAAGGTGGACATAGCTTAGAGAAGTGGGGATATAAGTTAGGCTATCACAAGATAGAATTTTCTGATTACTTAAATTACTCTGAAGAAATGCTAGACTATTGTGTTCGTGATGTAGAGTTAAATACTGCTGTCTTAGAACATCTTAGAAAAGAAAGCAAAGGTTTTGATAAAGAGTGTATAACTATAGAACAAAGGATAGCTGATATTATTAAACAACAAGAGTCAAATGGATTTAAGTTTAATACTGAACATGGTTTAATATTACTTGCTGAACTTAGAGAAAAAAAACAAGCAATAGAAGATGAGGTACATGCTACCTTTAAACCTAAGTGGGTCGATGATAAATTAGTAACACCTTACATAAAGAAAGATGGACAGTTATCTAAACGTGGTCTTACTGATGACGAGTATGACAGATGTATATCTACACAGAATATGAATCCGTTTATGAGACAACAGTTAGTTGACTTTAACTTAGGTAGTCGCAAACAGATTGGAGAATATCTTATTGACTTTGGTTGGAAACCTGACAGGTTCACACCTACAGGTCAGCCTATAGTAGATGAGAAAACTCTATCACAAATCACACACATACATGAAGCTAATCTTATAGCACAATTCTTATTACTTCAAAAGCGTATAGCCCAGATTGATTCTTGGATAGAAGCTACTGAAGATGATGGAAGGGTTCATGGTTTTGTTATACCCAATGGTGCTATCACCGGACGTATGACACATAGAAGTCCTAACATGGCACAAGTTCCTAGCTCTCATAGTCCTTATGGTAAAGAGTGTAGAGCTTGTTGGATTGTGGACGAAGGTAACGTACTGCTAGGTGTAGACGCTAGTGGATTAGAAATAAGAATGTTGGCTCATTACATGGCTGACAAGGAGTATACAAATGAAATCATTAATGGAGACATACACACCTCTAATCAACAACTTGCAAAACTTGAATCAAGAGATAAGGCAAAGACATTCATCTATGCACTCATGTACGGAGCAGGAGATGAGAAGCTTGGCAAAGTGGTCGGAGGAAGTACAGCAGATGGTAAGAGAGCTAGACAATATTTCTTTGATAATAAGCCTACATTTAAGTCTCTTAGAGACAGAGTACAAAGAGCTTCAGCAAAAAAATATCTCAAAGGATTAGATGGCAGGAAGCTTTATGTTCGTAACCAACACTCAGCTTTGAATACTTTATTACAAGGAGCAGGTGCTATTGTTATGAAGAAAGCTTTAGTAATATTAGATGATGTATTAAAACTAAATAACATTACATATAAATTTGTAGCTAACATCCATGATGAATGGCAGATAGAAGTAGATAATAGTCAAGCTGATTTCGTAGGAGGATTGGCTGTAGAAAGTATAGTAAAGGCAGGAGAATATTTTAATCTTCGCTGTCCATTAGACGGTGAGTATAAAGTCGGAGGCAATTGGAGTGAGACTCACTAAAGCTTGTACTAAATGTGGTATAGAAAAAAAATATACTGAAGAGTTCTTTTCTAAAAGAGAACATGGAAAACTAAGAGCCGAGTGTAGGACATGTTATAATAAATATTACAGAGATAATAATCACAGATACCTCAAAGCAAGTATGGTTTACGATGCAAAAAAAAGAGCAGAGAAAAAAAATATGGATTTTAATTTAGTAAAAAAAGAAATATACTTTCCGGAAATATGTCCAGTTCTTAATATTAAATTAGTTCATGGTAGAGAAGACTGGAAAAGTTCTCCCACAATAGATAGGATAGATAACTCTAAAGGATATGTATTAGATAACTGTATTGTTGTTTCTAATCTTGCAAACACTATAAAAAATTCAGCAACTCCAAGTGAGATATTACAAGTTGGTAATTTTTATAAAAATTTATATAAAGAAAAAGGAATTAAAGATGAAGCAAAATAATAATCATTGCGATAGTAGAAAAGGAGATATGGCTGAGTTCTATGCAGTAACTTGGTTATGGGATAACGGTTATGAAGTATTTAAAAACTGTGGTTGTACAGGTCTAGCAGATTTAGTAGCTAGAGATTCTAAAGGAGACATAGTTCTAATAGATGTAAAGACAGCACAACCTCAACTACATAAAACAAAAGGAAATAATTTTACTAAGTCTACGGGTAGAACTTCTGAGCAAGTAGAGGCAGGAGTAAAGTTACTCATGTTTAATTCTCAAACTCGTAAATTAAAATTTGTAAAACATAGAAAATAATATGACAAATAAAACAAAAACACTTGACACTTCTACACAAGAAGTATATAATAAATTGTCGGCTAAGAAAAGTAAGTCTGAATCTGGTCATTGGTACACCCAAGAGGGAGACCCAATGTACACAGTCATAGGTGCTAATGGTAAAGAAAGAAACACTACCCTTAGAGATGCTAAGAAAGATAACCTAGTACCCTCTGTCACTACCATTCTAGGTATGATAGCTAAACCTTCATTAGAGAATTGGAAAATAAATCAAGCACTTAACTCTGCATTGACTTTAGAAAAAAATAAATTAGAATCCATTGAAGAGTTTGCATATAGATGTAAACAAGATTCTAAAAGAATAGGTAAAGAAGCAGCAGAAAAAGGTACAAAGATTCACGCTATGATTGAACGTGGTTTTCTTGGTGAAGAGAACACAGAAACATATTGTGTCATTAAGAATTATTTAGATGATAAGTTTCCTGATGAAGAGTGGATAGCTGAAGCTTCTTTCTGTGCTGACTTAGGTTATGGTGGTAAGATAGATTTATATTCTAAGTCTGGAATCTTTGTTGACTTTAAAACTAAAGATAACTTAGAAGGTAAAGAACCATCTAAATTAGTATATGATGAACACGGTATGCAGTTATCTGCTTATGCTCAAGGTTGTGGTTATGATGATGTTGAAAGAGTATCTATCTTTGTTGATAGAGAAGACACAGAGCTTATAGCTTGTCATATATGGGATAGAGATACACAAAACAAACACACTGAAATGTTTAATAGCATTTTAAATTACTGGAAACTTGTAAAAAATTATGAATCAAAAAAAATCTAAACAACTCAGACGTAAATCAGAATCTTTATTAATAGAATGGATTAGGAGTATGGTTCCTGAGGGAGAAGATGCTACTAAGATAACTAAAAAAAACTTACATGAGTTTATACCAGAGCAAACACATATCTTTGCTAACAATAAATTTATGTTAAGTGCTTATAGTTTAAAGTGGTTTTATAAAAAAGTTAAGAGGAATCCTAACTTAACACTGGCAACTCTTAATGACTAGAAGAGTACCAAGAAAACCTAGACCTAAGAAAGTAAATGTTCCTAAAGGATATGATAGTAAATGGGAATATGATATACACCAAACTCTTCTTAAAGATTGGAAGCATCATTGGGATACAATTAAATATGTTGTTCACCATAAGTATGAAGCAGATTTTGTAAGAGAGTTTAGTGGAAAGATAATTTTAATAGAAGCTAAAGGTAGATTCTGGGACTATGCAGAGTACAGTAAGTACATACATATTAGAGAAGCACTTCCTAAATATATGGAATTAGTTTTTCTATTTCAAAAACCTTTATCTCCTATGCCACAGGCTAAGAAAAGAAAAGACGGAACTAAAAGAACTCATGCTGAATGGGCAGAGAAAAATAATTTTAAATGGTATAGTGAAGAAACATTACCGAAGGAGTGGAAGAGTGGAGTATAAGTTTAGAGAAGATAAAATATTAAATGAGATAAAATCTTACATAGATAATACTTATGACCAGCATTATGCTAATGGTAAATATCAAGCAACAGATATGATACTAGATGCTGGACATGGAGAGGGTTTTTGTCTAGGTAATATCATGAAGTATGCTATGAGATATGGTAAGAAAAATGGTAAGAATACTGCAGACTTGCTAAAGATTATTCACTATGCTATAATAGCTTTATATTTACAGGAAAACAATAATGATTGAAGACAAGATAGGAACTAAGCCTTACTTAGGAATTGAAATAGACTACGACAGAGAAAAAACATTTGATAAGTTTAGTCTTGACACATTAAAAGATAGATATTTTTGGGAGAATGAAACACATGCACAAGAAGCATTCGCAAGAGCCTCCGTCTTCGGAGCAACCTACAAAGGTGAGACAGATTTTGAACTTGCTCAGAGACTTTATAACTACAGTTCCTCTCGTTGGTTCATGTTTAGCACTCCTATACTTAGTAACGGGGGTACAACTCGTGGGCTTCCTATCAGTTGTTTTCTCAATTATGTTCCTGACAGCAGGAGTGGTTTATCTGCTCACTATGATGAGAACATTTGGTTGGCTAGTTCAGGTGGAGGCATCGGTGGATATTGGGGCGATATTAGGAGCAATGGTATTTCAACTGCTCATGGCAGTCGTTCTACTGGAAGCATTCCTTTCATCCACGTTGTAGACTCACAGATGTTAGCCTTTAATCAGGGCACAACAAGACGTGGTAGTTACGCTGCTTATATGGACATAAGTCATCCAGAGATTGAAGAGTTTATTAACATGCGTAAAGAATCTGGTGGAGATATAAATAGAAAGAATCTTAATCTTCACAACGGTATTAACATTACTAATTCATTTTTAAACGCTGTTCAAAACGATGATGACTGGAGACTAATTGACCCTAAGACTAATGAAGCTGTTAAGATAATTAATGCTAGAGATTTATGGTGGCAAATCATTCATGCTAGAGCAGAGACAGGCGAACCATACATGATTAATATAGATACATGTAATGAAGCTATGCCTAAAGGACAGAAAGATTTAGGGTTAAAAATAAAACAAAGTAATCTGTGTTCTGAAATTACTTTACCAACTGATGAAGAACGTACAGCAGTATGTTGTTTATCTTCAGTAAACTTAGAACACTTTGATAAGTGGTCAAAGGATGATGACTTTATACAAGACTTAATAACTATGCTTGATAATGTATTACAACATTATATTGACAATGCAATAGACACTAAACAACTAGGAGAGTACAGTGCAAATTTTAAACGATTCCAAAAATATGTTAGAGAAGGTAAAGAAGGATATACTAAATCTGCGTATTCGGCATATAGAGAGAGAAGCTTGGGTCTGGGTGCGATGGGGTTCCACGCTTATCTACAGTCTAGGAACATACCTTTCGAAGGTATATTCGCAACTGGATTTAACCATAAAGCTTTTACTTATATCAAATCAAAAGCAAATCAAGCTACTAAGAACCTTGCCAACGAAAGGGGTGAAGCTCCTGACATACATGGGTCGGGGAAGCGTAACGCTAACCTTATGGCTATTGCTCCTAATGCTAGTAGTGGTATTATATGTAGTGGTACTTCCCCTAGTATCGAGCCTTATAGGGCTAATTGCTATACTCACAAAACCTTATCCGGTTCTTACCAAGTTAAAAACAAATATCTTGAAAATATTCTTAAGGCTAAAGGACTTAAGGGTAAAAAGTTAGATACAGTTTGGAAAGATATCTCAGCTAACGAAGGTTCTGTGCAACAGTTAGATATACTTACTGATGATGAAAAAGAAATATTTAAAACAGCTAATGAGATAAATCAGATATGGATTGTAGAACATGCATATCAAAGACAAAAATTTGTGTGTCAAGCACAATCAGTAAATTTATTTTTTACTTTACCTAAGAGTACAGAATCACAAGAAGTTCATGATGACTACATGCAATATGTAAATGATGTACACTGGTATGGTATGAATAAACTTAAATCGTTGTATTACTTTAGAACTAATGCAGCTAGAAATGTAGAGAACGTAAACACAAAAGTTCCAAGGATTCGTTTAGATGATGTGGAATGTATCGCATGTGAAGGATAACATATGAATATAAGAAAGAATTTATTCCAAGCTTTAGAATTAAAATACAAAGCAAAACAACAAGAAGCAAAAACAAACTTAGATATATTATTTGAATCTCATGTAGGCGTGGCAGACCACCCTAACATGGTCGACACTATGGATGATTTATTAAAAAAGTATGCCGAAGCATCAGAATTATTAACAACATTACAGGAGAACTTCAGTGAGTTTACTCAAGACTAGAGACTATTATAAACCTTTCGAATACCCATGGATGTATGAGTATTACAAATTACAAAACCAAATGCACTGGATGCCAGAATCTGTACCTTTGCACACAGATGTTAAAGACTGGCAAGATGTATCGCCTGAAGAAAAACATTTACTAACACAAATATTTAGATTGTTTACTCAATCAGATGTAGATGTAGCATCAGGTTATATAGATAAGTATATGCCTATCTTTAAGAAGCCAGAAGCAAGAATGATGATGTCATCTTTTGCTAACATGGAATCAATACATCAAGATGCTTATAGCTTACTACTTGATACTGTTGGTATGCCTGAGATAGAGTACAAAGCTTTTTCTGAGTATGAAGAGATGGCAGACAAGCACGACTATGTTGGTAACTTTAAACCTCTTAAGTCTGACAAAAGAACTATAGCTAAAACACTTGCAGTATACTCAGCTTTTACAGAAGGTTTACAGTTGTTCTCTAGCTTCGCTATACTACTTAACTTCCCTAGGTTTGGTAAGATGAAAGGTATGGGACAGATAGTTACTTACTCTATACGTGATGAGTCTATGCATGTTGAAGCTATGACCAAGTTGTTTAGAGAATTTATACAAGAGAACATAGAGATATGGACTGATGATTTTAAAGCAGAACTATATCAAATATGTAGAGAGATGGTTGAGCTTGAAGATAAGTTCTTAGATTTAGTATTTGAGATGGGAGACCTAAAAGGATTAACTAAGAAAGATATGTATGCTTACAATAGATACATAGCTGATAGAAGATTACTACAGCTTGGACTTAAAACTAATTATGACCAGAGAGAGAATCCTCTTGGCTGGATTGACGAAGTCATGGGTGTAGAACATCAGAACTTCTTTGAGGGTAGAGCAACTACTTACATGAAAGCTGGATTAAGAGGCAGTCAAAACAATGTAACATTTACAAACTTAGAGGAGTCAAATGATTAATAAAACTGAAGCAAACTTAGTAAGTTTTAAAATACTTTTAACAAGAGATAATAAGATAGTAACAGAGTTTAGTTTATTACCAGAAAATATGGTTGATGAAGTTTTTCCATTAGACGATAGAGCTTTAATAAAAACTATTATTAGAAATGGTAAATCTAAATTAGAAAACCTACACGATTATTTTCAAAGAGAGTTAAATGCTATTCAATAGTATAGATAATTATTTCTTTTTCTTTACCTTTAACTTTAATAGGGTCTAAATATTTCATGGGTATATTACATTTCAAAGCTGTAGTATACCCTATGACTATATCCTTTCCTACTTCTTTAGTAGAACTTTCAAGTCTTGCTGCTAAGTTAACAGCATCTCCTATAGCAGTGTAATCAAAGCGTGTATCGCTTCCCATATTACCAACTACTGCGTCTCCTGTATTTATACCTATTCCTATTTCAATACCTAATGATGCTTCTTCCATATCTCGGAGTATTTGCAACGCTGTTTGGACTGCTTTATTCTCATGGTCTTCGAGGTCTATAGGAGCATTAAATATTGCCATCATTGCATCACCAATATATTTATCTACCATACCACCATGTTTTTGTACAGCATTAGCTTGAATTGTCAATGCTTTATTCATAATCTCTGTTACTTCTTCAGGTTCTAGTCGTTCTGATAAACTTGTAAAACCTCTAACGTCTGTAAATAAAAACGTACAACGTCTTCGTTCTCCTCCTAACTTTAAAAGCTCTGGATTATCTTGTAATCTTTTAACTTGTCTAGGGTCAAGATAATGTTCAAACTGTTTCTTAATCTGTTGTCTTAATTTAAATTGTGTTCTAAAGTTTATATAAAATTGTTGAGTAGCAATAAGTGTCATACATGTCATACTCCATGTAAAATCTATAAGTAAATTGTGAGTTACAAAATGATACTCCATATATCCCATGAGAGAGAACAAACTTAAGAATGATACAACACCCTTAGTGATACCAAGATAGTTTATTGCAAGAGCTGTGAAGAGACCAGAGAGTATTAATATAAATAACTCTGCTAGTAATCTGTACTCTGGTATTCTAGGACTTTCCATCAGCATACTTTCTGATAAAGCTGCTTGTATTTTGTGTGGTTCTAATAACCCTACAGGAGTTGCAAGTTGTGGTGATATTCCTTGAGCTGTAAATCCTACAAATACAAACGTAGATTCTACATTCATTTCTTGTAATGTTGTTTCTGTTGTGTTAACCCAGCTAATCCACTTACGACCAAGACTATCTGTAGAAACGGGAGGGATGCCTCTAACTCTAACCTGCTCAATTCCATTCTGATTTGTAACAATCTGATAAGTCTGACCACCTCCTAGTATTTTTAAAACTTCTGTTCCAAACGAAGCTACCCACCCGTTATTTGTTTGCTGTAATAAAGGTATCTGTCTTACTAAGTTATCTATATCTACTGGAGCAGACACAGCACCTTGATTAGCTGATTGTTTTAGTATATCTATGTTCTGTAAAAAGCCTTGAGCCTTTGGTAAAGATACTATTGGTCCTTTAATAACTGTACCTACAGTAGGAGGATATAACCCGTTGGATATTTCCGGCATAGCTATGACACTTGCAGACTTGGAAAGCTCTAAAGCAAACTCATTGTCTCCACCCATTCTATCTGCGTGTGGAAATAACATAACCCAGCCAACTCCATAAGCTCCTGCATCTATTATTTGTTTATGTATCTCTGCTAACTTTTGTCTAGGCAATGGGTATCCTCCCATATTATCTAGGTCTTCTTCAGTAATGTTTAGTATTGTAAAATGTCCGGTTGGACTTGGTGTTGTAACAAGAGCATCAAAGGTCTTGAGTCTCATTACTTCTAATGGTGCAAGGTTGAAGAGGAGAGGCAATGTAAGTAAGCCTATTAAGGTAAATGCCCACTTCATGTTAGTCTCCTTGTGTTATATTGATAGTAGAATCTCCACCACCGTTAACTATAATTTGTGTACTCTTACCGTTTTGTATCATTACAATCGTGTACGCATTTGCTTTATCTAGTTCTAATTTAATTGTATCTTCTAAAGCTTTATAAAATGTTATGACGTTATCTGTCAAGAAAGTATTTATCTGGGTCTCGCTGTCGTATCCTATTTGAGTACCTTTTAAATCTATATTAGTTTGTAAAATTGTTGAAGTTTGGTCTAACTCATTTACATCTTCTATGATGTCTAACAAGTCTTCAAGAAAGTTTACATCAAGATAATTTATATCTAGCTCTGTAAACTCTAAACTATCTTCTGCTAGATAGTCTGTCTCTAACTCATCAAACTCAAGGAAATCAGCATCAAGAGTATTAATACTACTCCCTCCATCTTCTCTTTCATTTTGTTCTACTTCCCTT